GCAACGATCTTATACGGCATCGTGGTGATATCAAACACGAGGAAAGCAGAATAGTCGCCACCAATTCCCCTGGCAACATCGACAGTAATAATATATTCGTGATCCTTTTCGACTCTCTCATAGATATCAAGTCCAGCATTTGATTTAATTGGGTCTGCGAATGGGATAGTTTGTAACTTTGCTGGACTAATCAAAGTATCAGCAGATCCAAGGAAGTCGCATTCAAACTCTTGTGCGAACTGTCTTGGAGATGTGTTCTTAATTGTCTCTTCTTTCCACTTGGCATCTCTGCCAGGAACTTGAGACCAGTGAACTTCATTAGTAGTATAATCATTCTTACCTCTCCTAGCATCCTCCCACATCTTGTAGAAGTGATTCATGCCATTAGGCGTAGAGATAATAATTACTTTCGTTGATTTACCAGAAGTAATAGTAGGATAAACAGAGGCAAAGAATTGCTCCGCAACATGGTTTGGAACGAATGCGAACTCATCGAGGAAGAGAATGTTAAACGACATGCCTCGGACAGCACTCGCAGATGTAGAAGCTGCCAATATCTTACTGCCATTCTCTAACTCCACATTACCTTTGTTCCATACCAATACACCATGCTGCATCCACTTTGGTAGATTCTCGTAAGCAAGTTGCAGTCTTCCTAGCAGTTCCCTAGCGGTAGATGCCTTGTTTGCAAGAATACCAATATTAACACTATCGTAAAAAATTGCATAATAAAGAAGATAAGCGACAACAGTAGTAGACTTTCCTGTTTGTCTTGGGAGCTTTGCGATGTTGAATCTTGTTTCATGAAAATCACTCAAAATCTTTTTTTGAAAATCATACATCTCAAAAGGCACCAAACCTTCGTCAAGAGAGATGATTTTTATATAGTTCATCGCAAAGTAAATAGGATCATTTTTACACTTGATCCACTCATCAATCTGCTTCTTTGTAAATTGTATTGGGGTCCCAGCCTTTTTCAGGTTGGGATTACCCAAGTATACATCAGTACCAGTCGCCAAAACAAAAACCTAGTTCACCACTAGTATTTATCTTTATTCTCTTCTTCTAAATTTTCTAAAAATTCCAGTCGTTTTTTCCACGTATCTCCACCTTCCATTCCTCTTACTGGATTAATACATGTATTATCTGCCAAATTGTTACAAACGAGACCAGCAAGATCTAGATCATTACCTTTAGCACCAGTGCCAGACCAAATATGTGTGCCATTAATCCAGACCGCATGGCACTTGGGACATTCTTTTCTTTGTAATTTAAGATCAGACAGTTCCTTATCGTTGGTCATTTTTTAATTCCTTTGCGAGTTTATTGAAGTCAGGTAGATCCTTTATAAGTTGTTGTTCTAATTTACGTCTCATCAAAAACATTTTAAATTTAATCCACTGATACCTGATCACAAGATCAGCATAAGCGAATAAGCGCATAGTTTCTTCCACGCCAGCATACGCTACCATGAGAACAATGAGAGTGATGATTACATATATGCCGAGCATAAAAATATTCCACTACAAACATTATAGTGTATGTAGTGAAAAATATTGTATCGTTAGGCTACATTTTTATAAGTGTTGGTTTACACTCATTCTACTAATGTTCCATGCTCACGGCGAATCTCTTTCAGTGCTTCAAGATTCATATCCTTAGTGCCTCCATCATAGGCGTGAGCATAACCTTCAATAATCATTTGCTCGTTAAGGGACACACTGTCGTCCCCAATGTAAAGCCAACCCAGAAGACGCCCGTATTTGCCAGTGCCACCAACAAGTTCAGTCCTAACAGACAACTCATCATCACCAGCCAAAGTGCCTTCGAGTTTTTCTTTGAGCCAGTTGGTTGCGTCGATTCCAAGTGCTTTCTCCTCTAGATTTCTCGTTCTTTTCTCTGGTGTATCAACTCCTGCAACTCTAACTCTTTCCTTCTTGTATAGATCGAACCCCAGATCAATAGTGACATCAATAGTATCACCATCAAGTACACGATTGATCTCCGTCACTCGGAAGTTGTAGCAGCTCTTCCTGCTCGGTGGTGTCAATGCTCCCATCTTCTAACTCTGCAAATGCTTGTCTTAGTATGTATACGACATAACCTAGTGCCAATACAACAGCAATAATTACCAAGATAATTACTGACCATACAGGATCACTTGGGTAGTCGAGAGGACGTAATAATAAATTCATTTTTTAACTGGCCAAGTAAGTTCCATTCCCACAGTGAGTAGTATCACAAATCCAAATACAAATATTCCACTCATCATAATCTATTACTATCTCTGGAAGGGATTAATTGGTATGCCATTTTGTCTCTCAACTCATTGACACGCTCTTCATTATACTGCTTGAAGTTTCCTCGCTTCTCAACTTTTTTATAGTAGTGTAATGCATTGAGGATAATTGCATAGTCCTCCATGTCTAATTCAAATTTCATAATTGATTAAATCGATAATCTAACATAATTCTATACAAAGAATCTCTCATAAACCACAAGTGTTCTTGTTCTTCGTGTGGTCTAGCAGGAGCACCTGGCCATAACCTAATGGTTTCTGTAACAGAATGATGTAACAAGCGTACATCTTCTATAGTTAAACTTACTGTGTAGTCGGGTTGGTTACTCATGGGTTCCTGGGATCGATTCCTAAATCTTTCAAGTATTCAATCCACCAATCTTGATCTTTAATGTATCTCCAATTGGGAACTTCTTGTCCGCGTTCTATAACATAGTATTCATAGAGAGCGTCATCTATAGTCTGTGCGATCTCCATATTCTTCTTCCTCTTCATCAACGTCTTCATATGCGTTGTCCACATATGGTCCTCGTTTTCGTGAAGATTCTTTTCCGACATAATTTTTTTCGTCGTTGACAGCAGATACCCATACTGAAAGTTTTAATACTATAAAAATAATAACCAGTGGTGTAAAGCATCCGATTAAAATTACTGGATTCATTTATGCTTCCTCGTAAAAGGTTCCCAGTGTTGCCAACTGTATTTATGAACTGCCCACATTCCTATGATGGGAACAAAGACCAGGCACCATGCCATGATAGCTAATCCATATGGGTTGTTAAGTACAGTCCCACAAAACCTAGCAAATTGTAACATTATTCTGATATAATTGATAGAATGAATAAAAATAATCCGAACAAACAATAGAAACCAATAAAAATTAATTCAGATTGAATATGCATATTCTAAACTCCATGTAATACTTGCTATTATACAGAAAAATAAAAGTAATCCAGAAAAAATTGCATGGTTCATTGTTCTTTAATTTTCCAAAGGTTTAGGAAATAACGATCAACTTCATACAAATCACCACGGGGTGGTTGTTCGTCAATTTGAGACCATTTAATGCATAGTTCTCTCATCTCAAATGATATCTTACCTGGGGTAAACATTCTGCCAAAGGATGACATGGCAAACGCATACCTCATTCTAATGCGCTGTTCCATTTCCTGTGTAGGCGTCGGTTTCATAATAGTTATTCTCACCTGTTCTGTACCCGAAATATGCGGTGGCACATATAAAGGGTAGTGATCCGAAAAGTAGGACATGTGCTAGGGTCATTAAATTTTTTCCTCGTAGATTTTAATTAACTTCATTGCCTGTTTTCTATCACTACCACAAGGAGCATTCTTAAGACACATAAGAATTAATTCATCATCACTGATAGTAGGTTTGATAGTAAACCCCCACTTATCAACTTCACCATTTATAGGTGCTTCTGGACTATCGAACATCATGTCCTCCAAACATTGCTCTCATACCATTCAGAACCTTGGCAGTGAAAGCACCAAGACGGCGCGACTCAAATCTCGCAAACAAAGCACTGCTGATGACAGGAGCGGGTACGCCAAGATCCACAGCAGCGTGAACAGTCCAACGTCCTTCACCAGAGTCTGATACTCCCCCATCGAACTTGCTAAGCTCACGATCACTGCGTAGTACATCAGCGGTAAGATCAAGTAACCAAGACCCAACCACACTACCACGACGCCAACACTCAGCCACTTTAGCAACGTTAATGTCGTAGCAATAATCTTCTGGGCAATCCATTGGAGCAACCTCAGCATCACCTGCAGCAACGTACTTTGCCCCAGCATTTGCTTCATGCAGGATATTAAATCCTTCTGCATATGCTTGCATGATTCCATATTCAATCCCATTATGTACCATTTTTACAAAGTGACCTGCACCAGGATCCCCACAATACATCCATCCAAACTCTTCTGGATACATTACATATGAACCATCTCCTGTGCGTTCTGCAGCACCAATTCCTGGAGCGAGTGCATCGAAGATAGGGCGGCATACATCGACTGCGAGACTTCTGCCACCAACCATAAGACAGTATCCACGCTCCAAACCATAAACACCACCACTAGTACCACAATCAAGATATTGGATGCCCAATTTTTCCAGTTGCTCTGCTCTGCGGCGCGAGTCCTTAAAATTGGAATTGCCATGATCAATAACAATATCTCCATCACTAAGAAATGGTAGTAAGTCATTGATAGTTTCCTCTACAAGTTCTGCAGGAATAACAAGTTGAAAGATGCCTGGAACTTTGCCAGCACTAGTGTATTGCTTAGAGTCAGATTTAACTGCCTGGACTAAACTTTCTAATGAAGTAGTAACACCATTTACATATCCTGCCTCATATTGTTCACATGCTTTCTCGTAGTTATTTCTATAACCCCATACTTCAATACCTGCTTTTATCATACGGCGAGACATACCCTCACCCATACGACCTAATCCAATCATTCCAACTTTCATTTTAATTTTCCTTTATTCTATTATAATCACTTAGCATCTGTAGTCAACATTTGCTCCGTATACATTTTAAGTTTGTTTTCTAGTTGGTCGTAGATATCCCAGATGTACTCGGAACCTGTTTGGTCTTTATAGGATTCACACGCACGAATTAGTCTTGTAATATCGTCTGCAGAAAGTCTCATAATCTAATACCGTGTGACAAAAATATTTATGGTACACCCCCATTGACAGGATTGTTATATGGTGGTATGATGATCATGTCGTCGAGTTGAACACCTATGTTATACGATCAACCTCCTGCTCCTCACTATGTTTGTGTGGATTGTACTCCAGCCGAGGCACAGGTTGCTCAATTCCTGCAAGGACGTGGCATTTATGATCGCAATGCCATTGCAGTTGTGATGGGAAACATTAAGCAAGAGAGTAATTTTAAACATAACATTTGTGAGGGAGGTGCTATTGTCCCTTACGATCAGTGTCTTCGTGGTGGGTATGGTTTAATCCAGTGGACTTCTACTAATCGTTACCTGGGATTGGGATCCTTTGCACGTAAGTATAATGGTAGTCCTTCTGACTTTGGTATGCAATTGCGATACATGGTCAACGAAAACCAGTGGACAAAATTTGAAGTGGTACTGAAGGGCGGTGGTCAAAGTGTCCCCTACTACATGAATGCTGCTTATTATTGGTTAGGATGGGGTATCCATGGAAACCGCACAAACTATGCCTACTCCTACAGCAAGAAACTCGTCCTCCGATACTCTTGACATGGCAGACGACTGGCGTTATAATGACCAGAAGATGGAGACACGCCAACGTGCGTACTCCATTCTTCTCAATCGATTCGGATCCCAACTTGACAAAGATGGAGCTCCGCTATATAATATGAAAGCAATCACCGAGTGTGCCCATGACTGGGTGTCACAAGGAAATTCTAGATGTGATGGAATTGTTGCATACTTCAAAGCATATTATGCTTGAAGTTTTTTGACTCAGTAGCTCAGTTGGATAGAGCAACTGCCTTCTAAGCAGTCGGTCGTTGGTTCGAGTCCAACCTGAGTCGCCAGTCGGTATGGCGGAATTGGTAGACGCGCCAGGTTTAGGTTCTGGTGTCTTTATGACGTGGAGGTTCAAGTCCTCTTACCGACACTCGCTCGAATAACTCAGTGGTAGAGTGTCTCCTTTACACGGAGGGTGTCGGGGGTTCAAATCCCTCTTCGAGCATTGTCACTATTAACTATGGACAAGCAAAAAATTAAAGATCAATTACAAGAAATCAAAACAGAACTTGCATATATGCGAGGAATGCTTACAAATATTTGTAGTCAGTTACAAGAGTCGAAAGATTTTAATGCAGAGTCATCTAAATCTCCAGCAAAAGAATTATATGAGCATCCATGGTATAAGTATAAGCGTGAACAAATTCTCGCTGAAGAAGAATCACTTAAAATTTTAAGTGATCACTTAAAAA